ACTAGGTCCATAACTAGGTGCAGAACCGACATATCCACCTAAGGAGCGTTCTTGCACGGTATTAATGGCATCTTGAAGCCATTGGAAATTACAATAGCTAGGCGTCAAGGAATAAATAATTAAGGGGGGAGAGTCTGGTATGACTTCCCAGTTCCAAATGAGGCTGAAGTCATAGTAATTGCCTGTGACAACGGCGGTAGAAGAAACATCGTTTTCGATGAGGATGACGAGGGCATTCTGGCCTATCTCTGGCCCAGAACCACCTTTCTCCTGTTGGTACGGACCTGTGCCCGCCGGAGTAGTGGCGCCCGCGACAACAGTACTGGAGTACTTTGTCGATGAAAAGTTTTGATAAGTTGGGACACCATTCGGTTCCCAATGGACATCGAAAATCCCGTCGTCAACGCGGGATTCGACGGCCTCAGACATGGAATTACGTATATTAGTAATAGTTGGATTGATCAGAGTAAAATACCCTGATGCTTGAGATGACTGAGTGCCAGTAGTGACTACAGAGGCTAAAGGACTGGAATTGGTGCAAAGGCCGGCAGTAATTTTGCCGCCTCGGTTAAGCTCTGTGCCTTCATAAGTAACACGGCAACCGAGGCTGACAAGCCGGACCTTACAAGATCCAGGATTGCCGCCATAAAACGATGTGGCGTTTGTGGCGGCCATCTGGGTGCCAACGTAGGCAGTTCCTAGCGCGTTGACATCAGTCAAAATGCCATTGCCCGCAGATGTTTCAAAGAGTTGATCTACAATGTAATCTGGATAGGATCCAAGGATGACGGCCATGTTATGAACGTTCCCAGTGCCAGTAATAGCATTAGGCTGCAAGCGCAAATGGAGCTGCGTCGTAACAAGGCCCGCTGTTGCAACGTTGTCATCAGGGATATGGACGGGCGGGGCATTAAAAGGATTAATAAGGGCGTCGAGATAGGGAGTTGGTCGGACGCCACGCAATCGTCTGTTGCGCTGTTTGATTGGTTTTGGTGGTGTCTGCTTAGTTTCATTAACGACTATACTCGTAGTCGCCACCCGCTTCGGTGGCTTAGACTGCGCCATTGACGGCGTTCTCAATTTGATGGTTGTAGTAGGCGCCATTAAAATGATAGTGGAGAAAGAGACGCATGTGTGAATGCAAATGTATGTTGGAATACGTGTGGGGCTCACGACTTTAAAAGTCGTGGCAGTTGGCCTTATAAGCCCCCTCGTTGCAGATGGGGACAAAAGATTCTGGCCAACAGGTCAAAGCGTCAAGATACTGGCAATAGTCTCGTAAAAATTGGAGACCACAGCCTACATGTGTAGCAACGGACACTTCGAGAGCCGATCGATCTACTGTTCGCGTACGCTCCTCACCGAGCTTTGCACGCCATGACATGTCTTGATCCCATTTGGGAGCCACGTCGGGGAACACCCGTAACACCAACCGGCACAACTCACCCACGATTGGGGTGTGGTTGTCGGTAGAGTGATAGGCCATCGCTTTCGCGACGAGTAGACTCTTCAGTTCAGTCGATGTCGACACACGCCTCGCCGTCGTGATATGAAATTTGGATATTGTCCGCAAAACGTCGCAATGAGAAACTATCTCACCAAACGAGTCCACGAGGTGTCTGCCACAGAACCCAACTGTAGACAGAGACCTGCTGATATTGAACTCTAGTTTGTAGCCGAAAAGGTCGGCAAGACGCTCAGCCTCACTTTTTACGTACGCAATGTCTCCCTCGTAACTGAATCCTCCACATCCATCATCACCCTCGCAAAATCCAACAAATGGTATTTCGAGATGATCGAATATGTAAAGCATCAGTCCACGGTTAATGAGCATGTTGCCCATAGAAGTATTTGCTACGCCTGAGAGACGCTGGCCACGAATAAAGTAATGGTAACCCATCATATGCCGCACAAAAGTGCGCAGTTGAACACTGGTCAATTTCTTCAGCTCGGATCTGTACGCCGGATGAATGATACGGTTGTATATCTCGAACTCAAACTCCTTGAGTGACGCGACATCGATTGTTTTATCCATACGACTGAAATCAGAGTCAAAGTAATACTCATACTTTAACATGGGCTGCATGCGGATGTCACGCTGGTGGAGCGTGATACCTTTGACAGCGAAGGGTACTTTGACGAACAAATGTTCTATAGCACTAATAAATGGCCCGAGTTTGGCCAAATATGTAGCATCCATAGAAGTAATGTTCCTGGGGTCGCCTGGAGGACCCGCCTCGGTTTTGAGAAATGCTTTAGCAAGCCGTTTCACGGATGGGTTGTAGAACGCCTCCAACAATCCTTCGGCCTTGTGGGCTGGGTATCGCTTGACCCACTCTTTTATTGCGAGTGGCCGCAGATTTCCCAGAACGCCGGGATGGTGTTGAGAGATGTG